AAGTGCCAAGTCCAAATATTTTGATAAAGCCATCACTCTAGGGTCTTCTTGATCGTTAGATTGATTTATGATCGGCTCAAGTGCCTTAATTACGTTGCTTTCTAATGTACCCATTATTTTTCTCCCATTTGTTTAATTAAATCATATTCACAGTCTTTGCATGCGTAGTAAGGTAGTTGAACAGATGCCACAATTTCTTCTTCATGGAATAAGTTCTTGCAACCGTCACACTCTGCGAAGTTATCAACAAGATAAGAGTTTTGAAATTTACTCATTTTTCGTCTCCTTTGGCTGTTTTTGTTTGTCTTATTATTAATATAGGCTTTCAGTTCCTACATGTCAACAAATAAAAACATTTTTTTTATTTTTATTTAGCAGCATATGTTCAGTTGACGCCAGGGGCCCAGCTGGGTAAATGCGAACAATTGTGATGTTCCTTCAGCTGGTCATCCCTGGTCACAGCTGGGTATATTTGCGAACAATTGTGAGTTTCCTTCGCACTGGGAGATCCAGGCAGCTTGACCCCGAACAATTGTGACATTCCTTCAGGGGGTGACCAGGGTCCGAAGTCCGACAATCCCGAACAATTGTGCGGTCTGGACGCTACAGCGAATCCCGACACCGAACAATTTGGCGTGGACCCGGGCTATGCTGCTGCACGAAATACCGAACAATTCATAGCCCGACCAGTCCGAAAGCCCGACACCCCCGAAACCCGAGGGTGAACGCCTGACCCGACCCCCCAAGTAAATTCGCTATTTAGTGGGTTTCACATTAGTTTGTTCTATCGTAATTGGCTCGTTATGGGATTTGTTCGCTATTTTCATGCGTTTATGGGCTATGTCTTGAAATTCCTGAAGTTTTGACAGAATTTCTTCTCTTGTCATGCTATCTGTACGCTCATGTAGCACATGGGCTTTATTTACAAGCAGTCCAGTAGCCTTTAAGCGTAGTTCTTCAGCCCTGATAGCTTCACCGAATTTACCTGACTCCCACGCTTCGTTACGGATTTTAAGCAGATCACGCACCGACTTATCGATTGTGACCCCGAACCGACTTTGTGCTTCGTCACGCATTTCCTGATAACGCTCTTGGACAACTGGGTTACGGAGCAACCTGACGGCATCGACACCTGGATTTGCGTATCCTGCTGACCTAGCTGCAGAAGTCTGCGTCATATCCTTATGCATAAAGTTATTCAGAAAGTCTTGCTGCTTATCAGTCAATCTTTTCCAACCTGCTAATCTTTGTTCTTTTGTTAAATCTTGTGCTACCTTTGGCATCTTATTTTTTCTCCATTAAAATAGGTTCTATAGGGTAAGGTGGGGTGGTTTACTTACCACCCACCTATACCCCCTTTAGGGGGTAAGTTCGGTAAGTAAAAAAGTAGGAGCAAAATCAATGACTTACACCCCAAAATTAACTTACCGTGGTAAGAAGTAACCTCGGTAAGTAGATTTACGCAAACCGAGGCTACACAAGGGTTTGCCAACTTACCGACCAATCTACTTACCGTGGTAAGTTGGTAAGTGGTAAGTAAATCACTCATAAAGCACCACAATTTTGGGGTCATCAGTAGGTTTATAGAACGTACCATTAAGGGTACAAACATAGCCTAAATGTCGCATCATCTGATCGTAATTTCTGTAGCATTCAGGGCATGAATATACATCATACGAACAATTCATGTGGTGCAGCACGGAAGATGTCAACTGTTGTGCTATACCTTTTTCTGTGGCACATCCGAGGCAAATTGTTCGGTTATTCATCACCAGTTCCATGCCAATGACAATTTTTTCTTGGCACTCGGCACACTTTGTTTGTTTTTTCTTAGGCATTTATACCTCCTGACTTATGCTTTGGGTTTCCATATCGCTATGAAGCGTGGTGTAATCACGCCTCTTAGCTATGGACTCCCATCTTTTAACGGCTTGATCGTAGTTATCGGCTTCGATCTGAACCATGTAATACTTTGTTTCCTTACAATGGATAACAAACTTTTCTTTAGGTAGTTTTCTAATCATTACGCTCCTCCCATACAACTAGCCATAATTTGATGATCTATAGGCTCTTCGCCAAAGTTATCATATATAGCGGCTTCTATTAATTGTTCGCTTTTTGGTATATCGCTGCGGCATTGATCCAACGTCATATACTTCACTTGGCTTTCATGCATCATGCATTGTTGTTGACCACCGTCATAACGGCTACCCTCAACCCAAACGACACATATTAACACAAACATTTTAACCATTTTTAGACTCCTTTTTCGTCTTCCAAAAGTATTCATCGGTATCGCCGAGCCTAGTGTTATTGCCGTTTTCGACTTGATACTCGATTGTACTAACCAAGAAATCAGGCTTTAAAGGCTCTTGTGGTGTAAGGCTATTGTCAAACACTCTCATTCTATTGTTCGGATATAGACAATATTGACCATTATCCAATTCAAGAAGATTAAAAGACTTATGTTCGGAAGGCACTTCGCTAGTGCTATAATCAATGACATCAGGCTGATTATGGTAGTTATCCAATGTGCATATATACACACCTTTAACGATACCAAAATCCCTGGTTAATATTTCAAAATCCATGCTGCCTATAAATTGTTTATGAATAGCAGTAACATTATAATCCATGCAGTTCCAAAACTGTAGGTTGGGCAAATCCATATCCAACTTAGGTTTTTTAGGCTCTGATACAAAGGCGCTGATAGGCAGCTTATCGAACAAAGCACCATATTCGGGTAGGTAAGTTTCAAAGTAAAAGGCTCGACCAGCTATAGACTTTGCAGTAACCCAAACACCTTTAACAAACTCTCCATGACCGTCTTTAAGATCACGGAGATACTCTCTGCGAACCCACACTTGTTGTGCTGGAAGATTACAAATCAATTCTGACATTAATCTTTATCCTTTTTATAAGTGTATCGTGTTCCATCATTTGCAGAACCTCTTTTATACTTGTAATAATTACTACCCCTAGAAGCCATACTAGCGACCTCTGACACACCAAAATGTATTTCTTGTGGTTTTCTAACATATCTTTGGGTATCGTTTTCTTTCAATGCCCTAGGATCGTCTTCAAACATTGCTCCATCTTCATCGACTGGTGTTGGATTTTTTTGTAATTTTTCAAAGATTTCTCTCAAAGCAGGAGACCCACTAGCTTTATCTCCAAGACACATATAACAAGTTCGTGGCTTTTCTCTTGTTATGTTTACAACTTTGAGTCTATCGCCACACACTTGGCAATGATTAAAATCTTTCATCACTTCTCCTTTTCTTAAATATTTTATTAAAAAATTCTTTGAATTTATACACAAAACCACTCCTTTTTTTAGGAGTGGTCTGTAAGATATGCAACACAATAAACTTATTCATATTAATATCCTCTTTTAATTACCTTTAAAGAGTTCATAAGGATTTTAGCTATGTTATGCTCTCCTCTTTTCGTTAGCTTGCTAACTTCCTCATTAATCAAACCCTCGACTTCAAGTATAGCTTCAGCCCAATTAGGCATCATGTCATCTTTTTTATTCATTATCATTCTCCATTTCAGCAGCAATGTCTAATCTTGACTTTGCATACATAACCAAACCAAAATCATAACCTTGCTTATAGTAAGCAGAAGACCTTTTACTATCATCAATAATGCCTGATAATAAACCATCGGCAACACCATCTTTAAAAAATGAAAGATATGATGCTCTCTTTTTCTCTAAAGGACTAAGCATCGGCATCTCCTATAAATAAGAAACCACCTCCATTGCCCTCGGGATCGCAACTAACCTCAATGGCTATGTCTTTATAGCCTCTTTTCGTTAGCACAAACTTTGGGAAACCATTGTAACCATCGTCATCAACCATGCCTACATATTGCTTGATTTTAAAACCCTCAAGCTGCTTATAATGGTCGTCAAAACCTTTATTGCCTGACATCAGCACTACCTCCCTTGCTTTTGATTAACTTACCAAAATAGTAAACACCATCTTCTTCATTAAGTTCGTAAGAGATAAGGTCTCCAAGGTTAAAATCAGAAAATGCAGGTACGTTATTAATCTCACCAACACCAT